CCATAAATCCGTCGACTAGCGAACAGACGGTAGTCGTACAGGGTGGTATTTATGTAAAAAATGGTAATGACACAAACGTGTCAATTACGAGAGGTGGTGATGCGACATTTACTACTTCCGTATCGACTGATTCCGTAACGACTGATACTATTGGGAATGGGACGAGTGATTTAAATATCACATCGAATGTGAGTTGTGGAACCTATGAAGTCACCGCATCCGATTTTATCATCCCATCCGATCGCCGGTTCAAGAGTGACATCGAACACATTCCCGATGCACTCGAGAAGATCAAACACCTTTCCGGGTGTACGTATACCATCAACGAAAAACCATCCGTAGGTGTCATCGCCCAAGAAGTTCTCGATGTTCTTCCAGCGGCTGTACACGAAAGAGATGATGGGTACTATGGAGTATCCTACCACGGACTCATCGGTCTCTTGATCGAAGCCGTCAAGGAACTTTCTGAGAAGGTTAAGTAAATGTTTTCTTTTTTCCCACGAATATACATACTCGTGGCAAAAACGAATTTTAACGATCTAACGTATCCATCAACGCGAGTGTCAACACACCCACGATGAAAAACATGACGACATAATTACACTCCGTATCCTCCATTGTTGTCTTCTGAGGAACCACGACCCTCTTGGGTCTGGGTGGGGGAGCGACGGGCTCCTCCTCGATCGGACAATATCCTATCATTTATACTATACCTAAAGATTAATTTCAGTCTTCTTCTTCCTTCTCTTCTTCGTGCTTCCGGCGACGTTCACCTCCTTCACTTCACCACCAGTGGATTCGCCTGAGATGGACACGATGTCGGAGACGTTATCGTCGTCGGTAACCACCGGGGGGTCTTCCCTGATCGCCTCGAGGGGTTTCGTGTTCATGGGTGGGGGAGGAGGCATCATGATACCACCCATCAGGCTGGAAATGTCGAGTCCCGGACCCTTCATCTCGTACGGCCCATCACTTGGCGTGTCTTGCGAAGGAGCCTGGGACGCCGTGTTTTGAACCGCAGACATCATGTTCTTCACGAGGTCTGGGTTTTGCTTAAGTACGTCGTTCATATTGGGAATGGCCGCCTTGAACATGGAATTGGTAAGGTGGAACATCATCGCGGAACCGCCGAGCATCATGATCAACTTCACCTCGGGGGCGACGTTCACCTTGTTCCTATATTTGGCATACAACTCTTCAAACACGGTATCGTAATCCTCAACGGATTCCATCACGGACTCGGACCAACCCTCGAGTTGAATCTCGAACGGATTGTACCGCTTGTTCAAGAACTCGAGACCCGTGACACACGCCACGAGCATACGACGCGAAAATCTAATCGACTGGTCCACCTCGATACCGTATGTGATTCGCTTCACCTCTGTGCGAATCTCGTCAATCCCGGAGTACATGTTCAGACGCTTGTTCGTATGCACACCTTTCTTCTCCAGACGGGACAGTTTGTTCAGGAGATCCGCTTTTTCTTCGTCGATCGACGTGTACCCCTTAGATGGCTGTTCATCCACGAACGTCGCGTCGACCCCCTCATCCTGATCCGGAAAATCGTCGTACTCACCGTAATCAATCTCTTCGACAGGGGGTTTGGAAGGGGCTGACTGCTTGTTGGGGTTCATGAACGCGTCAATCTCTTCCTGACGAGGCATCGAGGGTGGAGCCGCGGCCGCGTGGGTGGGTCTGGGCCTGGGCCTTGGCCGCGAAGGTGGGGCGATCTGAATCTCGTCCATCAACGCCTGTTCGTTTTCATCGAGTTTTAGGATTTCGGTATCTCCTCGGTCGAGGATAATCTCTTCGTCCATCTACTCTTTATAATGAAACTAAAGTACTCTCTTTAACGCACTTCACTAAAAAAATATTACATACTATTAAATGAAGTTCAACCGTAATATCATCCTGATCGTACTCAGTGTCGTCGCCATCGGATTCCTGATTCGTCGCACCGTACTCAGCTGCTATCAGCCCAAGCCCGTCGAGATCGAGGCCATCAACGAGGATTCTCTCTTCGATCTCGAGCACAAGCTCGAGTGTGCTCCAGGTCACACCAAGGAGGGCAGCACGTACACCAAGTCTCTCACCCCGGGTGGTCTCTGCAAGTCGGAACAGCTCGTTCGTGACCAGGCCAACTACGCCATCGTAGGTGGGATCGGTGGATCTTTAATCTAAGCGTACTGTAAATGACTACGGTCACGGCCGCACGCCCAGATGTTCCCGATTTCGACTACGAGTACCACACCATTACTGTCGATACGATCGGACAATCGAGTGCCAACACGTTCACGGCGTATCTCAACACGCCTCTCCGAAACGTCGTCCAGGCCCGATTACTCGGTGCTCGAATTAATACGGTGTACACCACCGAGCACTGTTACGTGTCGATTCAAGAACTCGACAGTAATTTTGCTGACAGGGCAGCCAAGGATCCACCTCTCTCCACGTCCTCGCAGCCCGGACTTTCCGTGCTGCGAAACTCTTTCGCCAGCATCGTGAGTGGTTCCGCCGCCACGTCCGGTGATCAGGTGCTCACGTTCAAGGATGACTACCTCGTCGCCCAACAATATTTGTACCCCCTTCCCACCATCGATCGTCTCACGTTCCGTATCCTCGATGAGGATGGGAACACGATCGCCAACCCCGGTTCCGCAGGTAATAACTTTTTTGTCATTCGCTTCGTATGCAAAAAGTCGAACTTAAAATAACCTTTCCTTATTGTAACTATGTCATCCGGTATAGTGAAGCTCATCGCCATCGGTGCTCAAGATGAACATATCATGGGAAAGCCTGAAATATCCTTTTTCAGTTCGACGTTCAAAAGACATTCCAACTTTTCACAGACCGTCGAAAAACAAACGATACAGGGTGCTGTGAATGGTAACTCCATGTCGACCATCCGCTTCGAGAAGACTGGTGACCTCCTCGGCTACACGTACTTCACCATAGACGATAACAACGCCTCACTCGATCACCCAGATTGGACGAAGCTCATCGACTACGTCGAGCTCGTGATCGGTGGCCAGGTCATCGACACACAGGATTCCATATTTACCGAGAAGATTGCCATCGACACGTTCGCCAATAATGTTTCCAAGAGTTCCAACGGGACGCACCCGGGTATCAGTGCTCGATCCTATTTTTATCCTCTTCGGTTCTTTTTTTGTGAGAGTCCACAGAATGCGTTACCACTGGTCGCCCTGAACTATCACAACGTGGAGGTTCGTATTCATTGGGGTCCGCAAGCGTCCAATTATCAGTGGTCCGCCTACAGTAACTATTACTATCTCGATAACGAGGAGCGAGGTGCCTTTGCCAACCGCGATCATGACATGCTCATCTTCCAGGTACAGAAGAATATTCCGAGCAACGAGACTATTCAAGAACTTCACTTCAACCACCCCGTCAAGTACATCGCGAGTTCCAACACGAGCAATTACAGTGCATTGACCGCCTACGATAACAAGGTGAAGGTGACCATCAACGGCGTCGACATCGACGGCTTCAAGTGGGCCCGACCACACTTCATCGAAGTGATGAACTATTACCACACCAACTTTGTGACCTCGCCCGACTTTTTCCTCTTTTGTTTCTGTCTCACGACGAGCTTGATGCAGCCCACGGGTACGTTAAATTTCAGTCGTCTCGACAGTGCGAAAATCTTCAGTGATCGTTTACCGATCAAGGATCCAGTGTACGCCGTCAACTATAACATACTCAAGATTTCTAACGGCGTCGCCGGTCTCCTCTATGCCAATTAAAATACCACGCTATAGTAAATGGTGAAGAACTTGAACACTATTGATAGGGGGACGAAAGTTCGCCTCGGCCGTTGGCACAACGATGACCAGGCCGATAACACGATCGTGATCAATGCTTCCGATACACCGGTACAGGCCGACAGAGCAGGTCTTTACATGAATCCCGTCAGAAAAGATGAAACCACGGTCGTCACACTCATGGGTTTTGTTTCTGGTACGAGTGAGATTGTCGATTCCAACATCAACGCCGCAGGTGTTGCCGGACGCGAGATTGATTATTACGCAAACATTGGCAACACCTTCACGAGTACCATCAAGTTCGAAGGTGATACATCACTCACGACGGAAGGTGTCATCGGTATAGCCAACACGGAACCCGTGCACACATTAGACGTCGGGACAAAGTTCTACGTGGATGAGAATGGTGCAAACGTTCTCACCGTTTTGGGGGACACGTACGTACAAGATGATGTCACCATCGGGGGGAACCTCGACGTGAAAGGTACCATCACCTCCATCAACACCGAAAACACAGTCATCAAAGATGCCATCATAGAGGTGGGGAAGGGGAACACGTCGTCCGACATGGGTATCATCATGGACCGCACAGGTACGAATGTGGCAATGGG